TTCCGGGTAGTTGCCCCAGACGGCGCCCTGAATGGCCCGGTCCGGGTCGTAGCTCTGGCGGAAATCGAACCATTCTTTCGATGCCAGATATCCGGGGGTGCCCTCCAGGCCGGACACGGTGAATACTTCTTCCGTATAGGTTTCCTTGCCCAGATATTCCAATGTGTCGGGGTCGAAGGCGTCGTAGGACACCTCCTGAGAGCCCAGCTGCAGGCTCTGCAAGGAAAGCACATAGGCAATGGTGCAGCCCACCAGCAGCAGGAGCAATGCGACGAGTGCGGCCACCAGCAAGGGACGGCGGAAGGTTCTGCGTGTGGCCGGCTGGGGCTTTTCGGCCCGGGCGGGGAACTGGCCGTATTCGGCTTCGTCCACCAAATCTTCCCCGATGTAATTGAAGCTCTGAATCAGATCATGACTGTTCATACCGGAATTCCCTCCTTTTCTAGGTACAGTTTTAATCTTCCTCTTGTGCGGTTTAGGCGCATGGAAACGGCGCTTTCACTGATGCCGTAGCGGACGGCGATTTCTGCTACGGTGTCCATGTACCAGTACCGGCGCAGAAATACCATGCGGTTTTCCGGGGTCAGGGTCCGCAGGAATGCATCCAGCGCCCGGCCCAATTCCTTTCGGTCCACTTCCCGTTCGGCGGCGGTGTCCGGGATGCAGGATTCCATCTCCTGGGTCAGGCTGACCACCTCGCCCTTGCGCTTGGCGGCGGACTTCCAGTCTAGCTTATCCAGGGCAAAACGGCGGCAGATGGTGGCAAGGTAGGCGAAAAAGTGACGGGGTTTTTGGGGAGGAATGGTGTTCCAGGCCCGCAGATAGGTGTCGCTGACACTTTCTTCCGCGTCCTGGTCGTTGTGGACGATGTTGCCGGCCAGAGCAAACAGGCTTCGGCCATAGGTGGCATCGGTATGCCGGATGGCCTCCTCGCTTCTGGCGAAATACAGCGCGATGATCTTGCTGTCTTCCACGGAGGGTCACCTCTCTTTCTAAATTTTGTTCCTCACCCTTATAGACGGAAAACGGAGGGGAAATCTCACAGCCCATCATAACATTTTTTCAGAAAAAGGGAAGAAATTTTGAAGTTGCATCTTTGGATGCAACTTCTTTTTGCTTTTGGGGGTACGGATGAAAGGGAGGGAAGCTATGGACCGGAAAACGGGAGAAAAAGCGCTCCGGGAACGGATCCGCAATGGCCATGTGTCCCGGGCGGATGTGACAAGGCGGCTGGCGGAGCTGGCCTTCGGCAAGGCCAATGACTGTGTCCGGCTGGCGCTGGAGGACGACCCCAAGCTGGGCAAATTGGACCTGAGTTTGCTCAGCGAAGTCAAGCGCAACGACAAGGGCACCGTGGAGATCAAGCTCATTGACCGGCTCCGGGCGCTGGAACAGCTGGCGGCGGTGGCCGAGAGCAACGGGGAGGACCTGGAGCAGTTTCTGAAGGCCCTCCGGGGCGGAGGGGAGGAGGCGTGAAGTATTCGGCCTTTTCCGAAAAACAGCGCAAGGCCCTGACCTGGTGGATGCCGGGAATGGAAACAAGCCGGTACGAAGCCCTGGTCTGCGACGGGGCGGTGCGGTCGGGGAAGACCTTGGCCATGGGCATGGGGTTCTTCCTCTGGGCCATGATCTGCTTCGACAAGCAACGGTTCGGTATCTGCGGGAAAACCATTCAATCTTTGCGGCGGAATGTCTTGGCGGAGATTCTGCCAAGGCTTACGAAGCTGGGGATGGTGTGGAAGGAGAAACGGTCGGAGAATCTGCTGACTGTGACCTTTCACGGCCGGGAGAATCGGTTTTACATCTTCGGCGGCCGGGATGAAAGCTCGGCGAGCCTCATTCAGGGCATCACCTTCGCCGGAATTCTTATGGATGAGGTGGCCCTGATGCCCCAGTCCTTCGTGGAGCAGGCCTGCGCCCGGTGTTCTGTGACGGGGAGCCGGCTCTGGTTCAACTGCAATCCGGCGGGGCCGACTCATTGGTTTTATCGGAACTGGATTCAGGAGGCGCCTAAGCGGAACTGCCTGCGGCTGGCGTTTTCCATGGAGGACAATCCGTCCTTATCGCCCGAGATTCGGCAAAGGTATGAGCGGCTCTACACCGGCGTGTTCTACCGGCGGTACATCTTAGGCCAATGGGCACAGGCGGAGGGGCGGGTCTACGACTTCTTCGATGCGGGGATGGTAAAAACAGCCCCGGCGGAGGGGTACCGGAAGTGGTATGTGTCCTGCGACTACGGCACGGTGAATCCCACGTCCATGGGGCTTTGGGGGCTCAATGGCGGGGTCTGGTACCGGGTGAAAGAATTCTACTTCAACTCCCGGCAGGCCCAGCATCAGATGACCGATGAGGAATACGCGGCGGCCCTGCAAAAGCTGGTGGGAGACCGGAAGGTGGAGGCGGTGATCGTGGACCCCTCAGCGGCCAGTTTCATTGAGGTGCTTCGCCGGAAGGGATGGCGGGTTCAGAAGGCGGACAACGATGTGCTTACCGGCATCCGGCTGACCTCGGACGCGCTGAAAGACGGCAGAATCGTCATCTGCGAGGGCTGCGCCGACTGCATCCGGGAGATGGATGAGTATGTGTGGGATTTGTCAAGCGGGGCAAAGGACCGGGTGAAGAAGGAGCACGACCACGCCATGGACGATATGCGCTACTTCGTGTCCACGGTGCTGGGGAAAAAGGAAACGGGTTTCACCGCCTGTACGGTGGAGCGGAGACGATAAATTGAACTTATGGAAGGAGCGAAATGATTTGAATTGGAGAAAGAAGGAGAAAAACGGTGTGGCGGCGGTGACCCAGCTGCGCTCCGGTCAGGTGCATCCCTTCGGGGCGCTGCGGGGGTATATACCTCTGGGCACCGGGGAGGAGCAGGTCTATTACCAGATGCGCACCGCCATTCCGGTACTGGATGCGGCGGTGGGGAAGCTGGTGCGCCTCAGCGGCGGGTTTGAGGTCAAATGCCGAAACCCCATTGCCCAGGAGAAGCTGAATCAGTTTCTGAAAGTAGTGCCCTGTGGCCGGGGCCAGTTCGGCATCGGCAATTTCCTCAGCGGCTACTTAGACAGCCTTTTGACCTATGGCCGGGCCGTAGGCGAAATGGTGGTGTCCGACGGGAAGTTGCGGGCGGTGTGCTGGGGGGATGTGACCCGGCTGGAGATCCATGAGGGGGAGAGCCCTCTGGATATGGTGATCTGGGGTCCCGATGAGCATGGTTTGGTTCGTCCATTGCCCTATCAGCAGCTGCTGCTGTTTACCACCATGAATCCGGAGCCCGGCAGCCCCTACGGGGTCAGCATCTTCCGGGGGATGCCTTTTCTGGCGGATATTCTGATGAAGATCTACCAGACTCTGGGCACCAACTGGGAGCGGGCCGGAAATGTCCGCTACAGCGTCATCTGCAAGGGTGGCGAGGACCTGGACCCGGCGGTGGCTCAGGAGCGGGGCAAGGCGGTGGCCGCCCAATGGGCCAAGGCCATGGAGGACAGTAAGTCCGGCACCGTCCGGGATTTCGTAGCCGTGGGTGATGTGGAGATCAAGGTCATCGGCGGGGAGAGTCCCATTCTGGATTCCGAAGTGCCGGTGCGGCAGATCTTGGAGCAGCTGGTGGCGAAAACCGGCCTGCCCCCCTTCCTGCTGGGGCTGAACTGGTCCACCACCGAGCGGATGAGCGTCCAGCAGGCGGACATTCTCACAAGCGAGCTCTGGGCCATCCGGCGGACGGTTCAGCCGGCGGTGGAGAAGATCTGCCGGACGTATCTTGCTCTGGAGGGCCTGGACAACCGGGTGGAGATTGAATGGGACGATATCAGCCTGCAGGATATCACCGAGGAAGCCAAGGCGGATTTGTACCGGGCTCAGGCGGAGAAGTACAGAATGGAAGCACAAGGAGGTTAATTATGGAAATCAAGAAAGCGACGGAAGCAATCAGCAGCGGGGTGCCCACCCCCATGCAGCTGGAGGCCATCAATGCCCAGGCCAAGGCACAGCTGACGGGCGAGCAGGTGTATGTATTCTCCCTGCGGCTGTGTGACGATCAGATTGACCGGGATTACGAAAAGTTCGATGCTGCGGCCCTGCCCGGACTTGCAAAGCTGTTCATCGGCAAGACCGGCATTGTGGACCACAAGTGGAGCACCGATGCCCAGGT